CATTTCTATTTTGTAACCTAAACTTAAATACTTATCAATTTTGAATTGTAGTATTTCTTGTGTAAATTCTGCAATTGGAATTAAGATTGTAACCCAGTTGTCAGTTCTTCCTTCTTTGTAGATTTTAAATGCTTTTTTCATAGTTGGTTTGTTTTTGATAAATCAAAGATATAGCTTTATTATTAATAAAAAAATATTTTTATTATATTTTTTTAAATTAATTTAAAGTAACTGAAAATTAACGAGTTATGACCTAAAATAATTTCTTAAAATGACTCAAAGTAAAGTCTTTTTTGTTTTGTACCATGCTAAATATGCGGTCTTCAATACCGCCTTTTGTAAATATCCAGTAGACTTTGGATGCGTCTGTGCGGTCTTTTGTCTGCATTCTAGCCCTACTTTGCCAATAACTTACGGCACTAAAGTCTATATTATACATAACCAAAGCATCCGCCGTGCTTAAGTTAATGCCCTCGCGTCCGCTTTGTATTTGGCTTATAAACACGGCATGACCAGTGGCCTCGTTAAAAGCTTGCGGATCGTCATATACTTGACCTTTGTAACTAAATCTTAGTTGCATACCCTCGGCAATGTACTTGTAAAATATGGCTATCTTTTGCCCTTTAAAGCGTTCTTTTATAAAGTTGGCCTTGGTATCGTCAAACATTAAAGCATTGCCATCCTCGGTCTTTACCGAGCCGCTGCATATTTGGTGGATTTTCTGCATTTCCTTAACCGAGGTATCCGCCAGGACTACTTGCCCGTCTTTGGTTTTAAATAGCTTGTCCTTCTTAATTTTGTCCACGGCCCACTTAACCTTATCGGACATGGGTACGTAAAGGATTTGTTCTTCAACTAAAGACTCAAAGCCGGCCTCTTCTTGCGTATAGGTTAGCATTAAGTGCTGGATTTCCGTTTGGATCCTTTCTTGCTTTACATGCGTATAGTCCGGCACTTGCATATTGTATAAAAACTTTGTCTTAGGAATGCCGTATTCTTTATGCCATGCGTAAAAGTTTTTATATTCTTTAAACGGACTATAACTACTTACAAAAAATTGATGGTAGAACTGAGCGTAAGTTTCCGGACTTGGTGTACCGCTTAAATATATTACCGGCTTGCCTAGGCATATCTTTTTTAAATCCGTCACCCTACCGCTTGGCTTTGGGAATTGCCCTAGGGCGTGCGCCTCGTCAATTATAATTAAATCGTAGGTGTGTTGTATCTTATGTAAACTTTCGTAGTTTATAACAAGTAAATCATATAAGCAATTGGACTGTTTAAAGTCATCTTCAATGCTGCTTATAGCTTTTTTCTTGGTTACAAATAATACCTTTTTGGCTCCGTATAAGCTAGCAATGTGCAAGCTGGTGATCGTCTTACCAGTACGCACTTGCATCGCCAAATAGACAAGCTTAAATTCCTTTAAGATGTCTATTGCTTGGTCTGCTATGTCTACTTGGTAGTCTCTTAGTTGCATAAAATATGATTCAAAAAGTCAAGTTATTGACTTACTTTTTTATGATATGTGTCAAGTTGTAGCTTTCCTTTATGTAAAATATAAGGCCGGCATTCCCTAATTACTATAATAAATTTTATTATTGATTTTTTTTTACCGGCCTTTTGCCTAATCATATTTAATTGGTCAAAGGCAATCCAATGTTATAATAAGCCGTCTTGTAGCGGCTCATCTTCTTTTTGATCAACGCGTCTATAACCCTCCTTCCATAAAAGGCGCGTAAGCATAACCGAGTTTTTAACTATGGTAGCTTCGGAACTTCTAGGATATATGCAGTGCAAAATTTCATGGATTAAAATTTCCAGGTGCTTTTTACCCTTTAGGCGTTCGTCTATTTCTATAACGCCGTCTTTACTAGCAAGTCCATGGGCTTGCTCACGTCCTAGTTTGCGATATATAATCTTAATCTTAAGCATCTTTTTTAAGCTCTAATTCATCAAGTCTATCTATTTCATCGCTGGGTGTAAATATAACTTGCCCGCCACGCACCTTGGCTAAGTAGCGTCTTATTTCTTGTTCAAGGCCATGCACCTCTGCTAGCTTATTAGTAAGCCACATTTCTTGCTCGGATAGTTTCATTTTATTAAATAACTTTGGAAGTTTCATACTCTAGTTGAATTAAAAGTTCTAAGTAATGTTTTGCTTTTTTTAAATCTTCAATGCCGTTTTTTTGTCTATGCCTTACAACGTATTTAATAATATTTCCCTCAATAAAAGGAATGCTATTAGTGTGTATAAATTCCGTTGGCTGGATTTTATAAACTTGATAATGATTGCCGCCTACTTGCACGTCCATTGGATTCATTTTATTTATCGGTTTTGCTATGGAATTTATTACATGTCTTGCACTTATATTGTATGCGTGTTAGCCCGCTTGCCGTTACTACTTTATTGTTCTTTATAAGTTCATCGCTTCCACATTCTGGGCATGATCCTCTAGCTTCCCCAAAGATAACCCCGAAGTGCGTTTTAGCCGGTATGTGGTGGCTTAAGGCCTTATGGACTTTTTCTAAAAGTACCACGTCCATCTTACAATACTTAACCATGCGCTCCATTGCTTTTTTATCCTTCTTTAAAACAATGTCCTTCCATAAATCATAATCGGTTTTAATCTTTTGGCCGATGCCTAAAAACGTAGCAATGTAATTTAACTTATTACTATTAAACTTAAACTTTGCACGTGCAACTTTTAAAGTATCAATTGTGGTATAGCTTGGGAACATTTCTATGCCATGAAACAAACAACGCGTGCGCACCCATGCAAGGTCAAACTTATCGCCGTTGTGTCCTATGGTTTCGTCGGCGGTGTTTAATACTTTTATAAAGTCTTGCAACATTTTTTTATCGCATTGCTTTGCATCCCAACTTAGGGCGTGCGTTTCTTTTTCATCTTCCCACTTATAGCAAATGCAAATAATTGCACGCTCTTTAATAATATTTTGTGGGCCGATGTTAAGTTTAAACCCAGACTGCCAAAAGAATCCGATGTTTGGCGCCGTTTCAATATCGAAGTACAATCGTTTTCTTTTGGTAGTCATGGGGTAAAGTTAATTACTTTTTATGAGAAAGTTGATAACTAAATTGTTTAGGTTTATCGCCTTCATGTTCGGCGTGCCATAATTGCTGAACGGCTTGGAATAAAGACCACTGCTTTGAGGTGTCCATTTCCGTAACCATCTGCCATCCTGGCCCTTGTATTACACCGCCTTTGCCATAAGTCCTAGTCTTTGCGTTAAGCCATAAAATAGCCACGCCGTCAATTTTTGGCATAATGTCGGCATTGCCTATCGCGGCGGTATATAGTTCGCGGTAAGCGGCTAGTTGTAGCCAGTAGCTATTATAAATGCCGTTGCTTGTTTTAATGTCTAAAATATAAGTCTTGCCCTCAATTGTGCAAACGCGGTCAATGGTGCCGGCAAAGCCTAAGCCACTGTTTATAAATGTTTGCTCAACTAATAAATGCTCCGGCTTATGGTTGGTGCTAAATTCTACATAACGCTCAAACATAGCCCATTCGTCAAGGCTATATTTAGGCTTGCCGTATTCGTCAAGCAAAGTACATTCGGTGCCGTAGTCATAGTCTTCGGTAAGTTGATGCACGGCCGAGCCACGCTTACCGGCCGCGTCTCTAATTTCGTCGGCCTTTGATCCTACCTCTTTCATCCACATTATTAGTTGCGCCGGCTTTGGGTATGCCTCAAGCAAGGTGGTAGCGCTAGGGAAGTAGTTGCCATTTTCATCGGTATAAAAACGGCCATCCTTAAAAGTTAGTTGGTTGGATTGTAGGTTTTTAATTAACATATGATTTCTTTAATGGTGATTTCATCGGTTTTTTCTCTTCCTCCGTTGGCGGCTATTTGTTGTGCCACCTCTTCGGCTTTTTCTAAAGTGTCAAAGCCTTGTATAAACTTGCCGTCAATACGGATAAAATATCGAGTCTCGTTGTGAAGCAAATTTGTTTCGCTAGTTATTTTTACTACTGGCATAAAATTTTATTTATTGGTTTTAAAAAGTGTGGCTTTTTGTACGGAAGCCACAAACCGCTAACCAATAATCCACCAACTAAAAAGGTACCTCCTCGTCAAGAACGGGGTTATTATCGTTTGCATCGGCAAATAGTTTAAACGCCATTTGCTCTAGGAATTGCATCATGTCGGAATCATCCCATTGCTCTTTGCCTTTAACCTTAATCTTTACCATTTGTGGTAAGCCGTTAGGGTTTTCTTTGGTGTAAGCCGGTACAATCTTTTCGCCGTCCTGGTATAAAGTTATACCGGTAATGGTTTTAGTAGCATCTTGCTTGTCCTTCATAGCCCATGGCATAAAACGTACTTCTTTGCTTGCGTCTATGTTAGGCAAAGCTTTTAAAAAGCTTGATGCGTAACGGCTAGAATAAGGTAAGCTAACAATATAGCTAGCATCGCCGTCCGTAAAATGCAACTGCCACTGCGTGCCGTAGTCATTGGTGCGCGTGGTAATGTTTTCTAGCTTTGCGGTAAGATCCTTAAACCTTTCCTCAAATACTAGCTTGCCGGTTTTTGTTAAGCGCTCCGTTGTGCGCTCGGTTGCTTGTTTGTGTTGGCGTACTAAGTTGCCGTCCGCAACACTGAGGTAAGTTGTGTTAACACCTCCTAATTGTGATAATGCCATAATTTAAATATCGTTTGTTTTATAACGACAAGACAAAACTAAAGTATTTATTTTAAATAAAAAAACTTTTTTTTTAAATTTATTTAGATTATGTTTGCAGCAAATTAATAATTATGAAACACGGATCTTTATTTAGCGGAATCGGTGGCTTCGACCTTGCCGCCGAATGGGCCGGATGGGAAAACGTATTTCATTGCGAATGGAATCCTTTTGGACAAAGAGTTTTAAAGCACCATTTCCCAAAATCAATATCATACAATGACATTACTAAA